ACGATCTTCGAGGGAGTGGGCGTGTTGACAGGTGTCTTCGGTGCGCACCCGACTGTCGTCAGAAGTGCGATGCAGAGAATGAGTCGCTTCATGATTACCTCTCGATGGCCGAACGATAGATGAACTGCTGGAAGGTGAACTGACGAACGGCGTCGCCGAGGGCCTGCCAGATGCCGGGGAGCAGAAGACCGCTGATAGTGAGGATGCCCGTCGCTGCATCGAACGACGCATGAACGCCGATGGCTGCAAGGATGGACGTGATGATGGCCACGCGTCGACGAGCCCACTTCGACGCATCTTCGGTCATCAGCGCGAGCCGCGGATTCTTCTTCCACCACTGGAGCAGGGCCGCTCCGGCGTATGCCCACACGAAGGACATGACGGTCTCGTTGCCGACACCGGGCTGAAGTGGGGATCCGACGAGTTCGGCGCTTTGCGCGAACACGATGGGGCCACCGAGCATGAGCAGGCCGAAGACGATGCAGGTGATGCAGGTGCGGAACATGGATACGGTCACTGGGGAGCCTCCTAGTAAAGCCACGACATCGGTCGTGGCACCTTGGGATTGTTGGTCACGTCATCGAGATGGATGAACGTCTTGGCGATGCCGATGCCAGTGAACCCGAGCTCGATGGCGAGCTTGATCAACTGGAACCGTGTCTGGCTGTCGATGCACTTGATATCGACAGCGCGACCTGTGGTGTGCGCTCCGTGGAGCCCCGTGTTGCTCACTGAACTGTTGTATTGAGGTGAGCGGTAGCCGGAGTTGAGCACGAGAGGACGCCCGAACTTCGTGCGAAGGGCCTGCAATCGATCGAGGAACTCCGACTCGAGGATGACCGTCTTGATAGGATCCTTCGGGCTAAGGAATTCCACCGGCTGGAAGTTCGGCCACTTCCAACCGGGCACCGTGGGATTCGCGTGTGTGAACGTGAGCTTCATGGGAGATCCGTTCTGAGGACGCCGTTGAATTGCACGGGCACCTCGCCGGCGTATCCACTCGGCACCGTGACCGTCGCTCGCAGACGGTATTGCTTGTTGATGGGTGACGTGGGGATCTGGAACGTGTGCAGCGCAAACGTCGCCGACACAAACGGAGTGGGATCCGTCGCGATGATCACGTCGTTGTCCGGATCGTAGAGGGACAGAGTGAGAGAAGTGCCTGAACCCGGAGTGATGCCCGATCCAGGCACCACTCGGCCGTAGAATCGCGCCGTCGTCGTCGTGCCGATGGGGAACTTGGCCCATGCCACACGACGATCGCGATACTCGTAGGCTTCAGTGACGATCTGCACCGCGTTCTGCGATACGATGTCGACTGGCTTGTTATACCACGAACCACCAAGATCGATATCCATCTGCTCCTCCAGGAGTGCATTGGTCACTTCGGAGCCGAGGAGGCTCGTCACGTCCAGGCATTCCAGTCTCACTCGCTTCGTCGACGGCATGAACGTGTTCGCCACGACCCACATCACGCGATCGACCCATCCGCCGACCTGCACTCCGCGCCAGTGCTTCAACTTGAAGTAGCGCCCGACGTCATACTCCTCGCTGAGCAGGCACAGACCACCTTCCAGGGGCACATACATCGGCGCGTTGACGCGTCGGTGCATATGCTTACTGAGCACCTGCTCGGCCACACCGGCATCCGTCACGTAGTGGAACTCGAGATCCTCACCCTGTTTGACAAGATTCCAGTGCTCAATCGACGTTTCGTCACGAACCACCTGCCCATCAATGTCCCAGTTGTTGAGGACATAGTTCCGGTTGTAGCGGTAAGCGAAGACGTTCTGAAGCTCCGACAGCCGAGGCTGAGGCTTGAAGGTGCGCCGATGAATGTCAAACTCGTCCGTCAGTTCTTCTGTGATGAACAGCGGGCTGAGGAACTCGTTGATCGCGTGGCATGAGATCTGCCAGAAGCGATTCGGTCCCAGACGGAAGTCCCCCGATACGCACCGACGCTTGAGCCACGTCGACACGTCGATGAGTTCACCATTCGCGCCCGTGATACCGGCTGCCACGTAGCCTCCGGTGATTTCGTTCTCGCGCATGGTGCGCACGCGCACGAACGATTCGTCATCAACGACAGGCAGGTCTTCGTATCCCTGTCGAGGGACGGCTCCCCAGAGTCCCGACGTGTAGCCTTCACCCGATGCGACGACGAAGTAGTTGAGCTCATGCAGGGTCTGATCATGCAGATCCGTGATCACGTCACCCGTGCCGTCACCCACATCCTCGATACCCTGGAGGTTGACGGTGATCATGCTGATGCCGGACGCAATCAGCCGACCCTTCTCTCCACGAGCATAGGCCATTGTGTAACGACGCGGGATGCCATCGGTGCCCTGGATGTCACGGTAGCGTGTGGTGAACATCGAGTCCCAGGCTGTTCCAGGCTTCGGGAACACGAAGTCGGTTCCATCACCCTGATTGACCTGCACATTCGATGAGTCACCGCCGGGATCGTAATACCAGTCATCGACTTGCTTGATGGCCGCACCTGCGATAATCAGTTCCTGCCACGTATCACCGTCGGGGAGCTGCACATCCCGCACGTAATGAGCCTTGACACGACCCGACGCTCGCTCGGGGACCGGGTCACCAGTCAATGCTTCAGCATCATTCCAATCGTCATCCCAGTAGAACAGTCCTCCCTCGATGGTGGCATTCGAGGAGTTGAACAGAAGTGGGGTGAAGGGTCCGGCCGCTCGCTTCTTAATCTGGTAGGCTGCCGCTCCTGTCGCGGGATTCCAGTAGATGCGAATCGGTCGGATGGCACCGTTCGGCAGCGCAAAGGAGAACCCGGTCTGCTCTGGGTAGAGTGAAGGGTTCTCGACCTCGTGCCAGTTGCTGACGATCGGGCCATTCTTGGAACGAGCTGAGTAGTAACGCACACCTGTCGGTGCGACAGCCGTCGCTCCATCAGCGAAGCCTGTGCCCGGTGACGGAGTGTCGAATGCGTGATTGAACTGAACTGTGGTGCCCGTGGTCGTAATGACTTGCTGCTGACGCCATCCGAAGTAGAATGCGGAGAGCACCACGTAATACCGAATCGCGTCGGGTGAAGGATCCCACGACACTTCGATGATCTGGTTCGGTGACGTGATGGCCACCTGCACATCACCATTGACGTATGGAGTGGGGTCACCGACGCGCTCCCCTGTGCCCACAGGGAACACTTGGACGGCATAGGTGCGTTCGGGGCAATCACCTCCGGCCACACCAATCGCGCTGAGGTTCGTCACCGGGGCAATCGACTGATTCCACGGTGCGTAACCTGCAACCCAGAAGACGCCACCTTCAACGAACGAACCACGAGCTGCAATACCATTCGGCGTCGGTGCGCTGAACCCTGACGGCACCACGATGTTCGAGCTGAGCAGGCCCCACGGGAGTGGAGCGCCTTTGCCATCCATCGTCGATGCGACACCGGGGAGCGTAGTCTGGTTGAGGACGCGACGAGGGAGCTTCGACTGCCCTGTCGATGTCCATCCCATTGCTACGCCGAGTCGATCTCGGCATGACACGCGCACCGTCATGGCCTGATCACGCGTGTCGAACTCAGGATCCGTGTCGACGAGGCCCGTGGCCAGCTTCAGCGGAGTCATGAAGTTCCGTCGACCAGACGGTGTGATCATGTAGGCATCGAGTTCCCACCGCGAATAGAACGCCGATGGGTTCGAGGCCAAGAGCGATCGCATGGCGTAGTCGTCGTCAGCGAGTTCAACCTGGAACGACCCGATTTCGTAGTCGAGTTGCGGCCCCGACAAGGCTCGACGAACATCTGACAGGGAGAGGAGGCGATCCTCCTTCCATCCACCGTAGTATTCGGAACCATCGGGCATGTCGAGCTGAGCATACCAGTTGCGTCCTCCAGGCGGCGCAACGGATGCGAAGATCATCGGCTCTTCTTTCGTTCGGCACAGATCCTCGAATTGACCTGTCGGAGGATCATTGTGCTCATTGGTGGACATGGCAGGTAGTTCACCAGCGTCGCCAAGAAGAGCCATCCAACGAGTCGTCTGCCCACTGACAGTGAGCTGAGCTCCGGTGGTGAACCCGGTAGGAGCCAGTGCTGTGAACGCCGTACTTGTTAGAAATCCACCTCCCCAATTACTAGAGAATGCACCTGTGTGAGCTGGAGCGAGAGTGGTCGGCACACGAAAAGCGCCATCACCTGTAGTCGGTCGATCAGCGAGAACAAACCCGGTAGTGAAAGGAAGCCCACTGACGGTTTGAACTCCCGAAATGGCGGTGAAAGTGTCGAAAGCGAATACTCCGTCAAACAGTTCATTCGCTCTGCGGAAGGAAATGAACGGACTCCACTGTCCTCTGGCGTTGATGCCTGTGCCCGTGCCTATGACGAATCCATTAGCTACGAAGGCTGTAATGAGGTTGGCTACAGTCGTAGAAGACCCGACCGTCATACAGTCAGTAGATGAATGCTGATCGTCTCTCCATACTACAGTGCCTCCCGTAAAAGCACCGAAGATCAAAGTGAGAATGGGTTGAAACCCTACATCAACAGTTTGTCCCGCGGTGCCAGACCCAAGATAGTGACCACACTCCATGTAAGGCCCGTCAGCACCTAGACCACCATCCTGGATGGCAATGTAGATGTAGACGTTGCCGTTTTTGTTGACTTGGCCGTCCGGACCCACGGTGAATCCATCTTCGTCGAACGAAAGGATGAGTGCTCCGTTCGGAGCCAGCACCCCAATCTGGTGAGATGACGAGCCTCCATTATCCCTCGTCTTTACGGCTCCAAGTCCAGAACCTTGCTGAGCTAGCTTTACGATAACGAAAGACGGCCGAAACCCGATACCAGTGATGGCATTGAACCCGCCGTTACCGGTGAACGAACCTACTTTATGCTTCCACGAACCACTGCCATTTGAGCGTGAGGTAGGTGTAGCCGGGTTCGCTCCGTCGTGGAGGACTTCCATCCACAATTGAGCCAGCGTCAGACTCGCGCCAGACTCATTTCGGATACCGAGTTCTGAATTATCGAACGCGGAGTGAGAGATCTGCTGGAAGATTTGCGGTGCAGCGATCCATCCCACTCCAGGTTGAGCTCGAAGAGTATTGATATCGGTCGTCTGAAGCTGAGGAGCTTTGACTGGATACGAATCGCCATTCCACAAGGCGCTCGCAGAAGAGCCGTTGCCTACTCCTCCGCCCATATTGGGCAGGATGGCCACAGCATGAATCTGCCCCAAGCCTAGCTGTTGAGCTGTTGGATGAGCAAAAGAAGTGACAAGACCGGCCGAAGCCGAAGTCTGAAGAGTTGCAGGACTAGTGGTGTATGGCTTATCTTGGACGTTCCTCCAGTCGCCTGTCCATTGCTGAGTGGCTCCAGGACCGCTCATGTAGACACCGGACACACGATTGGCTGCGAACGGAGGCATCACGCAGTTAGCTACATCTGCGTCACCAGTCGCTCGCATGAAGATGGCATCGTCAAAATACACATCCACGGTGACAGCCGCAGAAGCATAACCCGCGTAGAAACCACCAAGTCCAGTTGCTCCTGGACCTTGAAAAATGAACGTGTTTTGAGTTGGAGTGGACTGGCCAATCAAGGAGCCGTCTTCACGATAGACTCTCCCCCACCCGTTCCAAACCCCACCGTTCCCAGTAGGATTCCGAGTCCCAATGAGATACGTCTCATAGATACACCACTCACCGAGTGGAATGGTGCCCTCGTATCCTCCGTGATTGGTGCCCGTCAGCGCCGCTCGAAACTGACCCGTTGGAGTAACGTAGAGGTTCGTTACCAAACCTGCGATATTCGACATGCCAAGAAACATGCTCTCAGCCGATGGGAACTGATCAAACTTGATGGCGATTCTTGCACGGGCTACGACACTTTCACCGTTAGGAACACCAGAAATCGCTATCTGGTCTACAGTTCCAACAACGGTGCGACACGTTCCTACCGCGGAAGTGGGATGATATCCGTGGATACACCAGTCACCGGTTCGAGGGACTCTGCCCGACTGATTGACGACACCATCACCTCCCCAATTCCCACCTTCAAATCCAGTGATGTATTGTTCAAGCGCCATATCAATTGAACCCGAAGAGTGGCAGGCTGCGCGAATCTTCCTTGAACGCGATCGTCAGGTTGTTCAGGTCGTACCACTCCTCAACACCGACGATCATCGCTGCGGTCTCAGGTGTGAAACGGCCGTAGAGTCCACCGTCGGTCTTGATCAAGGAGTCAGCGACCATGAAGAATGGCACCGCCATCCCACCTGAATCGTCAGCAAGCAATTGAAGGTCGGTGAAGTCTTGTTCGTTACCCTTCAGTTGAAACTCAAACTGACGTTGCTTGATGAGACGCTTGACGACGCGAAGCACACCGTATTCGGTCATCAGGTTCTCGAGGAATGGACGCATCGTCCCTCGAGTCCCGCCGAACTGTGGCCACTGCGAGAACTGCCGAAGGTTCGACATGACGAGCAGCTCGCCGAGCCACGGTTGAACCGAGATGACTGGGATGAACCATGAACAGTAGCGAAACCCTGATGGAGAATACCCAGTCGCCGATGTGAAATCAGCCCACGGTGACGCAACGTGCCCGTCCAACCCTGCCGCACCCATCGTCACGTTGACGCTGACAGTCGGTGCAGTCCACACGTTTGTCGCGTTGAGTTCAGCACGCATGACAGTTCCGGCCGGGATGTTGCTATTCGGCAGGGCCATCGCATCGAAACGACGAGCAGAACCAGCATCACCAACGATGCGGATGGCAGCCACGGGTTCATCAATGAACTTCAATGGCTTCGACATTTTGCCGTCGTAGAGAGCAGCCAACCCGTATTCCGGGTCACTTGAGATGTTGCCCGCGACCACACTCCACGTCAACTGAGACGTGATGATGTCGCTTGGACGAGCATACTTCAGGTTCCCTACAGCCATTATGATCCCACTCCAAGCGTTCCGCTGAGGCTCGAGTTGAGCGTGCCGTCATCCTGAAGCACTCGGATGAGCACAGGCCACATCCGGCGAGCGAAGTCTTGCATCTCGTTGGCGAGCGCACCTTCGAGGACAGGAGCGAAGTTGACGTTCGGTCGGTCGAGTCCGGCGGACTTCATCGCGTCGATGATATCATCAGTCGTGATGCGTGGGGCCGCTCGCTCGACCATGTCCTTCAGGTCGTCGATGGGCATGACAGCTTCGTTGCCATGAAGCATCGCCAATGTTCCGGTGCCCCAATTCGCGTAGCCTCCCTCACTCAGTTGAGGCAGGCCGTCGGTGTCATACTGCGGGTTGCCGTGTGAAGGAGCAGGTGCTGAACCCGTCGTCTCATACTGCACACCGACAGTGACGGTCGGACTCGGGATGTTTTCGAGCGCCGTTCCCAAGTCTCCCGTGATCTTGCGGATGAGCTCGTCGAGCTTATCGATGACGCCCTTGAAACCTTCGGACATCGACATCGTGAACGTGAGGCCCGTCTCTTCCAACGTCTCGTAAGCCTTGTCGTTCTCGTCCACGAGGAGGCCCATCTCCACCATGCGCTGAAGCATGGGTCGCATCGCTTCGGGGACTTCGCCGCCAGTCTTCTTCGCTGTCTCAACGAAGGACTGAATGGAGTCGGCCATCTTGGTGATGACCGTGTCCGCGCTGACACCCGACGCCGTGAGGATGGTGAAGTCCTCGATGAGTTCCTTCGCACGAGCTTCAAGCTGTTGAGCCGCCCACTTCGGACCGAGTTCCTCGATGGTGAAGCCATACTTCTCGATCGCCGACTGAAGTCGAGCACGCGCATCGTCCTCAGCCTGGAGTCCCATCAGGGACTTCTGGCTGAAGTCGTCGAATGCTCCACTCACGTTCTGAATGGCGAGATTGATCGCGTCGATCTTCCCAGGCCCCGTCATCAACGGTGCCCACAGATCAAGTCGACCTATCTTCTCGAGCTTCGCATGGAGTGCGTCAGCTCCGCCCTGTGCCTTGAGGAACTCGTCACGAATGTCGTTGACTTTCTTTCCTTCACCTCCACCAAACAGACTTCCGATGCCACTGACGAGCTTCGAGACACCCTGTCCGATGAAACTCCCCGCGATAGTGCCAAGGCCAGGAATGATGGAGCCGATTGCTCCACCGAGCGTCTGCCCCAGATGCTTCGTGAGATAGCCGCCGAACATCTTCGATGTCGACTGGCCAAGTGACTGTCCGAGGAGGCCACCGACGGACTTCCCGATGTCACCTCCACCCGTCAGCGCCTGCATGATGGTCGGGCCGAGTTGAGCTCCGAAGGTGGACTTCAAGTCCCCCATGATCATCTTGCCGAACTGCGTCAACACACTCGGTGGAGCGTCCAGCTTGGTGATCATGACACCGGGCAGCTTGAGCGGCCCTCCTCGCTGGATCAACGAGTTGAACTCGCGCTGCATCATCGCGAGATCGGTGTCTTTCTTGAATTGCGCACCGCTGATGACGTTCCCTCCAAGCGATCCCATCGCCAGAGGTCCGGTCATCACTTTGCTGTTGAGGATCGCTGTCGATGTCTCAACGAATGCGTCACGAAGAGCACGGAACTCCGCTGTGCCCGACTGTCCAAGAAGACGAAGCTTCGTCAGTGCTTCGCCGAGCACCTTGTTGAACTGCTCGACTTCACTGTTCGTGAGACGCTGCACTCCTCCGATCGCACGAAGTGTCTGTGCGTAAGCAATTCCTTCATCGACGGCTGCGCGACCGAACTGATTGGTGAGTGCAGTGACTCGCTTCGTCAGTTCATCCGTCTCATCCTTCGTCTTGCCGAGTTGATTGCGAAGATTGGCGAGGTCGGTGTTCGCTACGTTGTTACTCGTATCGCCGAACTTGGCGATCTCTCGCTCGAGTGCAGCCGTGGCGTCATCGGTCTCCCGCGACGTTTGGGTCTGCGCCTTTTGAGCCTCGGAATGCTTCCGGGCAGCCATACCGGCCTCAATTTCGGCATCGGTAAGGCCCATCATCTTGCCTGCAAGGCGCTCCACCGCGTCGGTCAGGCCCGTGGTCTCGCCTATCCAGCGGCCCACCTGCCATCCTGCGAACGCTACGCCGACCACACTGGCACCTTTGGCCGCTAGGCCAAGGGCACCCGCCAGCCGGGGCATAGTGCCCGCTAGGTTCAGCGTGGACCGTTGTACGACGGTGAAGGTGTCGATTACACTTTTGTAACTACCGATGATGCTGCCAGCCGCAAAGATGACCGGGCCTGCGGCAGCCGCAAGGGCACCCATCACGATGATGGTGTCCTGGACTGGCCCTGGAAGCTCACCGAAGAACTCCCCGACCTTGATCGCTGCGTTTGCGAGCTTCTCGAGATACGGGATGGCACGTTCGCCGATTTCAATCAGCTTCGTACCGAGAGGTTCAAGCGCGATAATCGCGCGATTGCCAAGCTTCCTCAGTCCCTCGGCGAAACCATCAGTCGCTTCGGCTGCTGACTTGATGGTCTCGGGGCTTTCCTTGACCGACTTCATCAGCTCATCGACAGACAGCTTTCCCTGCGCGATAGCCGACGCGAGCTGAGGACCAGCCTTGACACCGAACACTTCAACGGCGAGGTTCGTCGCTTCAGTGGATGGCCCCAGATCCTTGATGATCTTGAAGGTGCGCTCGAGTCCTTCGCGCGCCGGGATGTTTTCCTTGGCGAATGTGGCAGTCGCCTTCGCCAGCGCACCGACGGCCTTCGATCCATCGATGCCGATCTTGTTGAACTGTCCGAGGAGGACCACCGACTCCTCGAACGACATGTTCATGGAGTCGAAGATGCCAGCATTCCGCGTGACGATGTCCATCAACTCCGTGACGGACGCTCCGGTCTGCTGCGACACCTTGAAAACGTGATCAAGCGCACCGGCCTGATCTTCAGTCGCAATCGACCACGCGTTGAACGCTTGCGTGGCCGCTTCGGTGTTCGCCTTGACGTCTGTCTCTGTGATACGAGACATCGTCAAGAGTTGAGTGGTCAGATTCTCGAGATCTTCACCGAACTGGCCCGTTCGGGTTTGAACCAGGGAGAGAGTATCGGCGACGACCTTCGCATCGTCTGGGACGTTTGCGAATACAGCCTTGAAGCTGCCTTCAAGGCTCTTCAGGTCGTCGCCGGTTGCGCCAGTTTGAACACGAATCGTATCGAAGGCTTCGTCGAGCTTGTGGCCAGCCGCGACGGCAGCCGTCCCCATCGCGACGATGGGAGCAGTGACACCGATGGTCAACCCGCCTCCAACCGTCTTCAGGTCGGAGCTGATTTCACCGAGTTGCTTCTCGAGCTTGTCCTTCTCCTTCTTCATGTCCTCCGAGAGCTTGCTCCCGTCGGCACGAAGAAGGACTACGGCTTCGCCGAGTTTTCCAAGGATGTCATCCGCCAAGTCAGCCGCCCATTTCCTTGACTAGCTGTTCGTGTTCCGCTTGATGCTTCTGCTTCTGCTCATCAGTGAGTTTGCGTGCTGGTTCCAACACGGAACCGAGACTCGGCAACCTCTTCTGTCGTTCGAACATCGCAGTGAACCAAGCGACTGCAACGACTTGCTTCTCTGACCGCTTACGCAGTTCGAGGGAGGCCCACACCTTCCGCTCGTACTCCTTCGGGGTCAGGTTCCAGAACGTCTCTTCATCAATTCCCGCGAGCGCCGCGCTATCTAGAAGGTCGTCCCAGGTTGGTCGCTTTCGCTCGCGATTGGAGGGTTTGCCTCCTTGATCTCCCGTTGTTTGGGGAATGCTGAGATCCAGCACTCCATGACGGCCACAGCAATGGGATGATCTTCACGCGGTTCGCGCACCTGCCGTCGAACCTTTTCACCGTTGACTTCCTCTTCAACGAAGCCGTCATCCGCAGGTGCCCACACCGTTGGAGCGCCACCTGCTTCGTCGAGGAGATCGCCTACCTCCTCGACGGTGAATGGCTCGCGTCTCGATCGAAGCTTGACACGAGCTGCTTCCAGAGAAGACCAGAGGATGATCTGCATCATCTGGTATCCGGCCCGTCCAGCGGACATCAGCAAGCCGATGCGTTCCGTGGACAGGCCGGTCTTCTCTTCGAGCTTGAACAGCGCGTTACTGCTGAAGACGATGGGATACGTCTTCTCGCCGAACTTGACTTCCTTCTGCACCATCATATCGCTGGCCTCCGTTAGCTCTGGTCCTCAGTTGTGAAACGTTACGGGGTTGCCGGATCCCAGGCTCCAGAGACCTGGAAGTCCGCACTGACGACGGCCGCGTCCTGATCGGGGAAGCTCGAGGACAGGCCCGTCACGACGGCGTTCGCCTCCTCGAAGTCCGACCCGAGCTCACGACGACGCAGTCGCACGAACGTGCCCGTGCGCATGGCGGTCTTCAGTTTGTTGTATCCCGAGCTCGTCGGGATGTAGAGATGTTCGAGCGACACGGTGCTCGTGTAGCGGCCCGGCAGATAGATACCTTCGCGCCGTTCCTTCGAGCTGATGTCGATTGCTGCGGTCTGCTCGCCGAACGTGACTCCACGCTGCGAGCCGATGGTGACAAACGGACCCGTCTCGGCAGGTTCCTGAACCTGCACGATCACGTCGAATCCGTTGACTTCTCCGTTCGGTCCCTGAGTTGGTGACATTATCTTCTCCTGTGGATGTTACGGTTTCTCGATCACGGTCAGGATTACCGTGATCAATCGCCCGTCAACTTCTTCGTTCTGCTCCTCACTTGCAGGAGCTTCAATTGGACCCGACGTCCGTGCGATCAACGTGCCATACCCTGAAATGGAAAGAGGATAGCGATTGAACGCTTTCCGGATGTAGAGCGCCAAGTCTTCAAGGTCAGATGAATCTCCTGTCTGGTCTTGATAGATGCCGATGTCGTGATGAACCTCACGGCCCATCGTGGCCACATAGTCCGCGGGTGGATTCGAGGGAGTCTTGGTCTCGAAGGGCTCGTCGATGTGCGAATCGCGTATCACGATGAAGCGGCCACTCGCGGCAGGTGGCACCGGCGAACGTGTGAAAATCGCCGGTTCACCGTAGAACGTGGCGATGTTCGTCGTCACCTGTGGCAGCGCGAGCAGTCGGTCAGCGATAGCGTTGCGAACGACTCTCATTTCCCACCCAGAATCTTCTTGACCTGATCGTGGCTGTTCGCCAGACCAGGACGCATGAAGGGCCGGGGAGCCTGATCATAGAAGCGACCGAGGCTATCCTTGCCCACAAACCCAAGCTCGAGTCGTCGAGCCTTGATATCGTTGGAGTAGATGTATCCAACGACCTCGTCATTCTCTCGAACCACCTTGAAGAAGATGCTGTCGTAGAGACGACCAGTCACCTTGCGAGGTGATTCACCCGGTGAGCTTGGTCCTTCACCCTTCTTGTTGAGCAGAACCTTGATGTTCCGCACAACGACAGGGCATGCCTTGGCGATGCGCTCTTCGCTTCGCTTCATGGCACCTTCGATGACCACAGCCGGGTTCCACTCCTTGACAGGCATGAACTACGCCACCTTTCCAGTGACGATCTGTTCCAATGCCAGCTTGCGGTGATGGATGAGCGACGGATCGAGGATGCCCGTGACGCGAAAGAACTGCGGTGCGACTTCTTGGCCACTCTTCGCCGTCAATACGATGACGTCGTCCTTCGCTACGTCCTGATCCGGTTCACAATACCCCGTATGCGTCATGCCCATGCGGAGCTGTTGAGCAAGTGCGAGATCACCTGCACTGGCCGTGAATACACGGAAGTTGATGCCCACTGAGACAGGCACCGTATTCTTCTCCCATCGACCGCTGCCCTTGCTGATTTCCATCAGCCGAGCCACCGTAGCGGTGTCGACGAGTAGGTGTGTGATCGTGGTGGACGGCATGGCCCTAGTCCAATCGAACGTAACGACCGAGCTGAGCTGCCGTAACTTCGTTCAGCCCACCTGTTTCACCAGCACTACCAGTCCCCAGAGTGTTGCCGTAGCTCGCACTCCAGTCGCCAAGCGACTCTGATTTGATCGATGGATCACGATACTGGCTCAAATACCGAGCCTTGATTTCGAACACTGCGGCGCTCTCGAGATCGCGCGGCAGGTTCCGGCACTCGAAATTGACGACGCCACTGGCCGTCTCCGATACCAGCACGCGATCGACAATGATCGATGTAGGCGTCCTTTGCAGGGCCGTAAACCATCCATTGTTCGCCGCATTATTGAATCCAGTGACCCGAAACCGCTCGCCAGACACCAGAATGGGGAACGTTTGGTCACTCCCCACGAGCTTGAAGCTGGCCGTAGCACTGTCAGCTTCGCAGTCCGACAGAACCACATCATCACCGGGAAGCAGGTATCCTCCCGTGTAGTCGAAGATGTAATCAGGCAGACCGGGCAGATTCGTCGGTGTGCGCGTGATCCACTGATCCATGGGCCTCGTGTCGGCATACCGATTCGGGTTGTAAACGAACCCGGCCGGTGGATCCGACACGAAGCACCCTGAAACTTCATCTTCACGGAAGTGGACAGCCGTCAATCCCCCGCGAGGGACTGGCGTCACCGACATAGCCTGGACAGTTCGGCCGTATCCCACCTGCCGCTCGATCACCGTCTGACGAATCAGCGGTTGATTGCAGAAGGTGACGATCGCAGACGACACCTCTTCGATGAGATCGGTGAGCCTCTCATCGTTCGAAGTGTTGGACTGTGGTATCCCCATCTCACGCTTCACGCGCGCGAGCGTCGTGAACGCAGTGGAGTGGGGAGCTTCTACGACCGTGATGTCCATGACCTGCTCCTCAGCCGTTACGACGTTGTGGCCCCACCGTTGTCTGTCGTGTCACCGGCTTTGCCTTTGACGGCTCCGGTGGCGGGTTTGTTGACTTCGCCATTGGGTTCCTCCTTCTTCACCGTGATCCGATCAGCGATGTTCTTGCTGACGAGCCACGCTTCATGTTGCTTGCTGAAGCCCGCGATCTCGCCCTTGTTGTAGTTCCGAAACGCTTTGCGAAACTTGACCATGACTACCTCGAAATCCCGACAGGGACACGTGACTGTTCACCGACCACGTCCTCGAGCACATCACTGAACTGCTGAGCGATGATGTCCCACGAAAAGCGTGGCTCCGTCGCACGACGCAGGGCCGCTTCGCCAGACGCCAGTCGGTGTTCCTTGTCTTCGTACACCTTCTGAATCGCCGCGACGAACTGCCCCATGTCGGGCACTCCACCGATTGTGTTGATCTGCTCTGGCGTGACCGCGATCGACGTCGTTTCCACGAAGTCAACCGCACCGTCGCACCACTCGCCGAGCGCCGAGTATCGAGGGACGATCTGGGGCACACCGCACGCCATCCCCTCATGCGTGGTGAGGCCCCATCCTTCGCCGAGCCCGGTGTTGATCTGCACGTCGAAGATGCTGTAGATGAACCGCATCTCCTTTTCGGAGACGCAGTTCTTCACGGACATCCTCGGATCGGTGATGATGAACTGCTTCGAGATTCCGAAATAGTTGGCGAGCTGGAGGAGGTTGTATCCCTGATCTTTGTTGGCCGCGTGAAGATAGAGGAACGCTTCACGTGGCTGGCCTGCGTTGATCCACCACTGTGTCCAGTATTGGATCGTGAGATCGAGCCGCTTGCGTGGCTGATTGCGATTCACGTTGCCCACGACGAAGAGGTCGTTCGGGTTGAGACCCGACTTCGTCTTCAAGTAGGAACGAGCTTCGGCCTTCGTAGCCGGATGATAGATGCTCGTGTCGACACCGTGTGGGATCACGTCGACGCGCCCACGGAATCCACCGAGGATCATTTCACGCCGACCGAAGCCAGTGTAGGTGATGGCCCGTGCCAGTGTGAGATCGCTCGCATCCTGGTTCGGCGCGTCCACCGGCATGTAAGCCACGACGGGGATCTGCTTCGGAATGTGAGCGAGGTAATGCTTGACGACCCACGGGTCATTGAGGATCATGACCACATCGGGCTTGATTTCGTTGCAGATGCCGGTGATACGACCGACACCGAGGATGTCACCTCCCGGCATGGCAGGCCATACCGGATAGGAACACATCCCGCGAGTGGGATCACCGTTGTAGTTGACGCCGAGCACTTCGACGTCATGCTTCTTGCTCAAGCGATCGCACACCGCATGCGTCACCCGAGCGAACCCCGTCTGTACGACGGCATCGCCAACCCAGAGAATCTTCATAGCGTGGCCTCCCAGAACCCCGTGACGAGTGTCTTCCAGTCGAAGAGCTGAGCGGCATGGGACCGCTCGGCCGGTGTCACGGACTTCACCGGCCTCGACATGATGTTGAACAGGTGTTCGGTCACCTGATCAACGTCAACTTCGGGCACAACCTCTGCGAACTCCCCAAACCAGTTCGTGTAGTGAGGGGCATCGAATACGACGGGCCGCGCACCACTCAGCAACCCTTCGATGACAGGCAGTTCAAATCCCTCGATACGACGCAGGCCCGCAACGAACGAGCACTGTGACCAGAACTCCGCGACCAACGAGTCAGGGATGCTGGTCACATACGTGATGCCAGTCCCCAGTTTGAGGTCGGGTCCGAGGTGAAACATCTGCTCGTGGAGCCTCTGCGCCACGGCGTGACACTCGCGGACTCCTTCGGTCTCAGCGATGTATCCCGACGTGCCGACGAGGAACATCTTACGCATCGGGAAGGACGGCTTGAACACACGAGCGTCAACTCCCAGTGGTGCATGGAAGAAGTTGATGCCACTCGTCACGTTCTGGTCCTCGACAATCTTGCTCATCAGGTCATAGTACGACCAGACGCACCGGGCCGCTTCCCACGTGGGGATCCAGTGGCTCGTGTTCGCGAGCTCCGTCGTGCGGAGGCAGTATTGCACGACAGCGAATGGCTTCGACGGTTCAAGCCAATGCTTTCGCTGACCATCGCCCACCATATGGACGACCACGAGATCAGCTTCGTCCTGCGTTTCCACTTCGATCACTCCGTCAGGCAGGTGCTGACGAAGAGCGGACACCACTCGCTTGATGCCGAGTGACATCCAATCTTCACACTTCAAGTAGACTTTCATGCTGGCCTCCCGCTTGATGCGTTCAACCACGCAGATGGATCCTTGATTTCATCCCAAGGAACCGGCCGGGCACTGGGAGTATTCCGGCCTGCACAGATCGTGCAGCTCTGCATCGCTGTCTGCTGATCAAGGAACGAAACGATCATCGCCTCAGTAAGCGACTCGTCGACTTTCAACCCGTCACTTCCTTCAGGTCGTCCCTGAAGAAGCTTCGGGATATAGGGCGAAGTGCAGCAACGGTAGAAGAACCCGTTGTCCAGCACTCGACTGAACCCTTTGAACCAACACGCCTGATACTTCGCTTGAGTTTCGCGCGGCCCTGTGTCCTTCGGTTCGAGGAGTTGAGTGAAGTTCGGGTGACGACGCTCGTCCTTCACCCAGAGCTCGACGCCTTCGTCGAAGCACCGAACACGCGCGTTGTCGATGTCCTCGTCCGTCATCTTGCCCGGATACACCGACATGACGATGCGCTGATCACGAAGCGAGCGCCAGAACGCAGGCTTCATGTTGTGAAGAGTCTGGCCGTTTGTCCAGAGCTCCACCTTATCGGCGATCCCTGACAGCACCGCGATGTGAATCAGCTCGGCGATGTGAGGGTGCATGGTCGGTTCGCCACCGAGCATGCCGTATGCCTCGACGTGAACGAACTTCGAGAAGATGGCCAGATCGCGCTCCATCTGCTCGACAGGGATCATCGACTGCTTGAACTGAGCCACCTGCAAAGGGACGAAATGATTGCAGGCGACACAACGATTCTGGCAGGCAGCCGTGACGTTCGTTTCCAAGTGAGGCATGTGAATCATCGATTCACCGCCTCATTGAAGATGATGCCCGTTCCCTGTGCCTCAGCCGTCACCCAGAACGGAAGACGCGAAGCCTGCACGATGGTGCGGAACGCTTCCCACACCGAATCGTGATCCAGGTCATGGACCAACGTGACACGCGCACGTTGAATGACGTTCAGGGTGTCGCCGAAGGCTTCACCAAAGCTGTGGTCTCCGTCAACGAAGGCGAGATCGAAGCACTCGTTCGTCGTGCCGAAGAACGCAGGGATGAGTTCACTCGAACGACCATGAAGGAACTGAAGTTCACCGTTGAACCCGTTCGCCTTCATGAGAGGTTCGAGGAAGTCCGTGTTCTTCGGTCCACCACAGTGCCCGATGAGCGGATCGCACACCACAACGCGCTCGACTTCGCTGTGGCCCGCGAGCATCGCCTTGATGGAGTCGCCCTTCCAGATGCCGATCTCGAGATAGTTGCGAGGCATCGTGCGACGAGCGATGGCCGTCAACAACGGATAGACGTGGAGGCCGCGCCATGCGTAATCAAACATAGAGCACCCCAATCCCGCCCCATCCTTGATTATCGTTGAACACAACCTTCCGTCCCTCGAGTGCATTCCAGAACTTGGGCACCTCAACACCGTCGTTGCGATGACGCTCCGTATCGATGATGTCGTGGAAACCGATCAATCCGCCGGGTCGTACGAACCGTTTGTAGAGGTCAAAATCGGTCCATACACCCTGCAAACTGTGGTCTCCGTCGATGAAAAGGAAGTCAACAAGGGTGCCTGCGAGCACGTTTTCGACGGCCGTAACCGTCTCAAAGTCGTGGCTGTCGCCCCTTACGGGTCGAAAATGTGGCCACTTTTCGATCAAATTTCGATCGCGCAAATCGGCCGCAGGCACCCCAATTCCGCCCCACCGACCGTCTGGCAGGTCTACACCGACCACCAAACCGTCTACAAG